ATTAATGGGAATGTTTGAAGTTTATAATGAACTACAAGATCTTAAAAATGAGCGTGGTATATTAGAAGACTATAAGAAAAAGTTTGAAGAAAGTAAAAAGTTTTGTGAGGAAAATAAAGATAAACCAGTTGAGTTCTTGGAGGAAGACGGATCATTTGAAAAGTGGGACGGAAACATAGATTACAACAAAATATTGGAAGATCTAATAAAAGATATAGATGTCATTGATAAACGTTTAGACGAACTCAATGTCAAAATAAAAGAATACGAAGAGAAATATGAGTCAGCCAAATTTAAGAGAAATAATAAAGCAAGAGTATAAGAAGTGTATTGAGGATCCAATATACTTTATGAAAAAGTATGTTAAGATCCAACATCCTATTCGTGGTACTTGTAACTTTGAATTGTTTCCTTTTCAAGAGACAACTCTATCAGACTTCGTAGATAATAGTCTTAATATTGTATTAAAAAGTCGTCAGATGGGTATTAGTACTCTTACAGCAGCTTATAGTTTGTGGTTAATGACATTCCATAACGATAAGAATATTCTTTGTATTAGTATTACTCAAGAAACCGCAAAAGAAATCGTTACCAAAGTTAGATTTGCTAATGATAACTTGCCATCTTGGTTAAAAGTTCCCTGTGTAGAAGACAATCGTCTTTCATTGCGTCTAAAAAATGGATCGCAAATCAAAGCAGTATCATCTGCTGGTACCGCTGGTCGATCATCCGCACTATCTTTACTAATCATTGACGAAGCTGCATTTATCGACGGTATTGAAGAAATTTGGTTGTCATCACAATATACACTGTCTACTGGTGGTAGAGCTATTATATTAAGTACACCAAATGGTGTTGGTAATTTCTTCCATAAAACTTGGGTAGAAGCTGAAGAAGGTAAGAACAACTTTAAAACAATACGATTACCATGGCATCTACATCCAGAAAGAGATCAAGCTTGGAGAGATAAACAAACAGAATTGTCAGGTGTAAAAGGTGCAGCGCAAGAATGTGATTGTGATTTTAGTACATCTGGTAATCAAGTTGTGAGTGTTGATATTTTAGAGTTTTATAAACAAACTTATATTAAAGATCCAATTGAAAAACGTGGTAACAATCAAGATTTTTGGATATGGGATTATCCCAATTATAGTAAAAATTATATATTGACGGCTGACTGTGCGAGAGGAGATGGAGCAGATTATAGCGCATTTCATATCTTTGACATAGAAACATTGGAACAAGTTGCGGAGTATAAAGGACAATTAACTACCAAGGATTATGGAAACTTGTTGGTAAGTGTTGCAACTGAATATAATAATGCGCTATTAGTCGTGGAAAACAATAACGTTGGTTGGGCTACACTTCAACAAATTATAGATAGAGATTATCAGAATACATTTTATAGTGCAGCTGATTTAACTGTTATAGATGTGGAAAAAACATATACTAATAAATTAAATTCGGCGGACAAAAAATTAGTGGCCGGATTTACAACCACTAGTAAAAATAGACCATTAATCATTAGTAAACTAGAAAACTTTTTTAGAGAAAAAGGTGTTATAATCAAGTCTAAAAGACTTTATGAGGAATTGAATGTGTTTATATGGAATGGAGCTAAAGCTGAGGCTATGAAGGGATATAATGACGATTTGGTTATGTCATTGGGCATTGGATTGTGGATTCGTGAAACAGCTTTAAAACTTAGAAACGAACAAATAGCTTATAATAAAGCAATGGTTTCTAAAATATCAAAAGTAACAAGTCAAATAACAGTGCCAAAACAAGTAAGCACTGTACCTGATCATCAAAAGACGATGGAATTTACTGTAAATGACAAAAAAGAAAGTTTAACTTGGTTGTTGTAAATACTTATATACTAGAATAATATGGCAGATAAATCTTTTCAAGAATTACGCAATCGTTCATTATTTGCACGTTTGAAACGTTTGTTTTCAAATGATGTAATTGTTCGTAATATTGGTGGTAAAAAATTAAAAGTAATTGATACTGACGAAATTCAGTATGCTACGGATCGTAATAGTTTAAGAGATCGTTTTAATAGATTACGCACCACTTCATATAATCAATATACAAGAGATTTCAATTTATCATATCAAAGTAGTCGTGTAGAACTATTTCGTGATTATGATACAATGGATATGGATCCAATTCTAGCATCTGCATTGGATATCTATGCAGATGAATGTACAACTAGAAATGAAATGGGCGAAGTAATTCATATTAAATCATCCAACGATGAAATCAAGCAAATTCTACACAATTTGTTTTATGACATTTTAAACATCGAATTCAATCTTTGGAGTTGGACTCGTTGTATGGTCAAATACGGAGATTTTTATTTACGTTTACATATTAGTCCTGAATATGGTGTTTATTTGGTAGAACCATTGAGCACTTATTATGTAACCCGTGTAGAAAACGCACATTTATCAAATAAGAACTTCGTTAAGTTCCAAGTCAACCTTCCATATGGTAATAAACTAGAAGATCTGGAAAATTATCAAATTGCACATTTTCGTTTGTTGAGTGATAGTAACTTTTTGCCATACGGAAAAAGTTCTTTAGAAGGCGCTCGTCGTGTATGGAAACAATTGAGTTTGATGGAAGACGCAATGTTAATTCATCGTATTATGCGTGCTCCTGAAAAACGTATTTTCAAGGTTGACATCGGTAATATTCCTCCAAATGAAGTTGATAACCATATGCAACGCATTATGGATCAAATGAAAAAAGTACCATATTTGGATCAACAAACAGGCGACTACAATTTAAGATTCAATTTGCAGAACATGGTAGAAGACTTTTTCTTGCCAGTTCGTGGTAGTGATAGTGGTACAAGTATCGAAAACTTGTCTGGTCTAGAATGGACAGGTACTGATGATATTGAATATCTGCGTAACAAAATGATGGCAGCGCTTAAGATTCCCAAAGCATTTTTAGGTTATGATGAAAGTCTAAGCGGTAAAGCTACATTGGCAGCTGAAGATATACGTTTTGCTAGAACTGTTCAACGTATTCAACGTATTATTGTAAGTGAGTTAAATAAGATTGCAGTTATTCATTTATATTCACAAGGATATAGAGATGAATCGTTGGTCGATTTTACATTGGAATTGACCAATCCATCTACTATCTTTGAAAAAGAAAAGATCGACGTATATAAAAGCAAAGTCGAACTTTCCAAAGATATGCAAGAACAAAAAGTATTTTCTAAGAAGTGGATCTATGAAAATATTTTTGGTTTATCAGATCAAGATATGATTGAGTTGCAAAAACAACTTATCGATGATGCTAAAGGTACATATAGATTTAAACAAATCGAAGAAGAAGGTAATGATCCAGCATTATCATTCTTAAACAAGGACGACAAAGAAGGAGCCGGTGGATCCGGTGGTGGGCCAGGTGGTGAACCAGGCGGCGCCGAGCCAGCTGGCGGTGAGCCAGGTGCAGAAAAACCAAGTGGAGGTGAGCCAAAAGGTGGTGAAGCTGGTGGTGAAGCTGGTGGAGAAAAATCAACACCTCCAAAATTATCAGAACGTGATCAAACTGGTAGAAAAGATGCACGTGATTATCGATTTGGAAGATCCATTGGGTACATTAGAAAACAATAGACGTAGTGATTTGTCTGTGACGCACAAGTATAAAAACAAGTCTCCGCTATCACTAGAATCTATTAAAGGATTGACCGATGTACTAAAAACTTTAGATCAAGAAAAAGAAATATTACGAGAGGGAAGTAAAAAATCTTTTATGGATGAACAAAATATAAAAGAATAGTATAATTCCTACATATTTAACCACATTGATTATATTTATAAATAATAATAAATAATATGCACAAGAAAGCAAAACATTCGAAATTCAAGAATGCTGGAATATTGTTTGAACTACTCACTAGACAAATAACAGCCGACATTCTAGCGGGGAGAGATGAATCATTTACCAAAAATCTGATGTTCAAGTATTTTCACGAAAGCAAAGAACTAGGAAAAGAAGTGCAACTTTACAATTTCATCCTACAACAAAAAAGCAAAGATGCTTCTTCCGCTGAACGTCTTTTGAATGTTGTTTTGCAAACACGTTCCAAACTAGATGAACGTGAATTGAATAAGCAAAAGTACAACATAATTAAAGAAATAAAAGAGAAGTATAATATAGACGAATTTTTGAAAAATAAAATTCCAAATTATAAGTTATACGCCTCTATATACAAATTATTTGAAGATCAAGATAAAAGTGAAGTCAAGTTTGATGTATCTGAATTGTTAGAATCAAGAGAATATATTGTTGAGAGTTTAACAAAAGAAAAGAAGTCAGAACAAGAAATGATGGATGTTTATGGAAATCAAAGTGCCGAAGTTAGATTGTTGGCCTATAAATTCTTGATTGAAAACTTCAATACCAAATACAACAATCTTTTGCCAGATCAAAAGAAACTTCTAAAAGAATATATTACTAATGTTTCCAACTCCAGTAAATTTACAAAATACGTCAACGAAGAGTACAAGAGAATAAGTGGAGTATTAAAAGATCAAGTGAAGAATGTTACCTCCGAAGTAGTAAAAATTAAAATAAATGAAGTTATTAGTCAATTTTCAACAAAATCTTGTGTTGGCGTAATTAAAGAAAATCAATTGACTTCTTTGTTAAATGCATACGAATTGATAGAAGAAATTAAAAAGATTGATGTCAAAAATGAAGCAAAATCTTAAACAAAAGATTAAAAAGATTTTAACCAATTTAAAGGTTAAAAATGAAGCTAGTACAACAGGCACCGCACCTGTTGCTTCTGGTCCAGTTGCTGTTGGCGGTGACGCTGCAAGAACTCCATTTGCTTTTTCCAAAAGAGGAGCAAGACCAGATACATACACACAATTGGGATATAAATTAGCTAAGCCAATTAAAAGAAGTCCTAATTATAAGTTGGAAAATCAAATGTATAGTGAACCAGCATATAGTACTCCTGCTCAATCAATTGAATTGGGAGATACATATACAGATAAAAATGGATTGGTTCAACATAATGATCCAAATTTAGATCCAAATTTGATTGGTTATAAACAAGGAAGTTTACCATTTACTGAAGGTTTTAATGGTTTAAAATATGAACAAGAAGGTCAGAAAGCTTCTGTTCCACAACCGCCACCTGCTCAACCTCCAACTCAACAACCAAAGCAGGCCGAACCTTCACCATCTGTAGATTTAAAAACATATGATGTATTGCCTGATTTTACAGCATTTGATACCAAGTTAAAAGGTTCAACTGAGGCATTAAAGAACAATCTACAAAAAACAATCCAAGACAAAATTTTAGGTAAGAAAATCGTAGTTAGAGCCAGTAAAGGATATAAACAACCTGAGACAGATTATACTATAAATGTAACTGGTGTTGCTATTGATTATTACTACGACAGATACGTTATTATAATAATTGGTCGTGAAGAAAATAAACAAAAAGTAGCTAAATTTTTCATCAAGCCAGGATTTAAACTTAAAATTTTAGGTAATGCTGATAATTTGAAACCAAAAGATCAATATCAAGTTGCTAAATCAAAAGCATTGGTTGACCCTCAAAGTCAACAAAATGTTGTTCCACAAAATACAATAACCGCAGATAAGCAAGACGCAACTGTTGCAAATCAACCAGATCAATCAAAACAACCAGGAACAACACAACCTAAAGCTTAACACATATATGAAACAAGTATTGATAGACATATTACCATTTGAATTTAAAAAGACATCTTTAAATGAATCTCTTAAAGATGGAAAACTATACGTAACCGGCGTATTACAACGTGCGGATGCAAAGAATCAAAATGGAAGAGTGTACCCAGAAGATGTACTAAAGCGTGAAGCTGAAAAGTATATGCAAAACTTCGTAAAACAACGTCGTGCTATGGGTGAGTTGGATCATCCAGAAAGCAGCGTGGTTAACTTAAAGAACGTTAGTCACAACATTGTTGATATGGGTTGGGAAGACAAAGATTTGGTTGGAACAGTTGAAATACTACCTACACCAAGTGGTAATATTCTTAGAGATTTATTGCAATCTGGAATTTTATTAGGTATTAGCAGCAGAGGATTAGGCAGTGTTAAAAAAGATATGAGAGAAGGCGCTGACATTGTACAAGACGATTTTGATTTGATCGCATTTGACTTTGTAAGCAATCCTAGTACACAAGGTGCCTTTATGTATCCTCAAGGCAAAATCAATGAAAGTGTAGAACAAAGAACAATTGTCAACCCATACGGTAATGTAGAAAGAATTATTCACAACATTCTATCAGAATTATAATATTTATAAAGTATGAAATTAAAACATTTACTAGAAAATTCCACTGAAGTAGCTTATAGTCCACTTACCAAAGAAGAAAAGTCAAAAATGGTTGGGGCTATTAGATCCTATAATGAATATCGCAAGGGATTAAAAGCCGATTGTGTATATGAAACTGCACAAAAAATTATGGAGGCTGTTAATCTAGCAGAACGCTACGCAATTAAAGAATGTGGCGACTGGATGCAAGCCAAAATGGTTGAGCGTGATATGAAAGAAATCAAAAGAGACGCTGCCAAAATGTATGAAGAAGCCAACAAGATGAAAGAAATTGAAAAACAACTTGAAATGTTGTATGAACAAGTTGGTATGAGATTGGAACGTTATTTTGAAATTGCCGACCAAGTACACACTGATCCAAAACCACAAGAAGGTACTATTAACTCATCGGTATCGAATCAATAAATTCCAACATTTTATCGAAAGATTCGAAAACGTATCTTCTATTTGCTTCTATCACATAACCTTCGTCTGTTTTATAGACGAAGGTTTTTCTTTTCTCGTTGACCATATCTAAAGATGGAACTTCTATTTCAGAAAACATTCTGTATTCATCA